GGTCCTTGATTCATCACATTGTCAATGAACACTAGATAGATACGACCAGTGTCTGTTCGTTCCTTAAGTATGCCTGATTTGAACACTTCTTCAGCAGACATAACTTTCTTCCGGAGGTCAGATCTAGCTTCATATTTGACATACAGATCTTCAAAAAGTGCAGTGTTGGAGTAGAATGCCTCGTAAAGTTCCGGTACTTGGTTAGGGTCAAAAAACGTGATGTTTTGTTTGTGTTTAAATCTACGCCAGAAAAAAGCAGAAAGCACCACCCCATAGTCCATGTGTCGGACACGGGTTTCTTCGGTTCCTTGATTGTTCTTGAGCACAATAAGATCATCGAATTGATGATGCCAGATGGGATAAAAAACAGTGGCACTTGCATTACGGATACCGCCTTGTGAACATGAACGTAAATCTCCAAACCATTTCTTTAAAAACGGAATCATACCTGTGTGCATGATCTCACCACCACGAATGGGTGAGCCTAATGGACGCAGTCGTCCAATCTCCAACCCAATGCCAGCACGTTTGCTGGCATACTTGGCCATCATCTCACCGCTAGCAAAAATACTATCCAGGTCGTCGTCAGAACGAATAAGCACACAAGAGCTGAACTGCTTGGTAGGAGTGCCCAGACCAGCAAGCACTGGAGTAGCCAAAGTAAAAAGCCCATCACTGGCAGCATTGTAATACTCTTTAATATAACGCATCCTAGCTGTGTTAGGTTCCTCCTTATGGAAGACTGTGGCTGCGGCGACCATGTATCTGACTTGCGGAGTTTCATAGATTTTTCCTGTTGAACGATTTTTTACAAGATATTTTTCAATCAACTGCTCAATGGCAGCATAAGAATACTGTTCGTCTTTGGCATGGTCAATCATGCCTTGCATGCGGTTCCAATCATCTTCATTATACCATTCCAGCAATTCAGGAGTGTACAAGCCGGTGGCCACATTTGTTTTCACAATGTCATACAAGTGCGGAGGATCGTATGAACCGTATACGTCTTTGCGAAGCATTGATAGCCGCTGTTTGCCTGCCACATGCTGATAGTTGGTGTGTCCAACATCAGGGTTTTGCTCTACATCAATGAGATCCACAATGGCTCTTAGTGTGATACCATCGATTTCTTTAGTGGTAATTCCATCATAGAAATGTAGCTGTGTGCGTATCTCTATCATGCTTTGGCTTACATCTGCTATACCTGCACATACTTTGGCAATTTGTGTCTGCCATTTTTCTAAGGCGAGTGGTTCACGTGCGCCACTGCGCTTGACAACTGTTATATTTTTCATTTTTCGCTACTTTATTTGTGTTTTTATTTGTTCTTGGCTAAGCCGGTGCCGTGTATTAAACGGTGTTAGATTGATATTTAACAATTGATCTCTGTCCCAATTCAGTATATATTTCTTTTGTTCCACTAGGACTAAATTGTCGCTACCAGTGTCTATTAATTCAGCATCTTGTATGTCTGGTCGATCCAATAGACTTATAGTATACAACATTCCTAGTCCTCTTGCAAGTCCACAGAACAAATTGTCATCTAATAATTGCCAAGGATCGGGCCATGTGGGTTGATCATCCCAATGCAAATGGTAAGCACGCCACGGTGTATCAAACCACCAGGCATTTATGGCATGTAGGCATTGGTCCGCAGGTATGTTGGAAACTGCGGACCGCAGTTGATTCCAACTGGCCAATCTGGCATCAAAGGTGCGGGCCCACATTAGGCTAGATAGGTAACTGAATAAGTTAAAATACCGTTGTTACCGGTGCTGGTTGTGACATATTTCCATGACACAACACTGGTACTTTCTGTTACAGAAAATGTCACGCCTGGAGAAGAATTTTGTACTCCAGTATCACTGCCTTGAAGATTGGTACCTGATGCATCTGTTCCGGCTACAATAGTGTAAACGCCAGTTCTAACAGCAGTGCCTCGAACTATAGTGTAGTTGATTTGTACTGCTTTGACTGCTGTGGCAGAAAATGTAAGTATTTGTGCAGCCACGCTTACATTATCTACCAAAGTAAATTGCACACCCGACTCACGTTTATAGGTGCCTTGTTGTAGGCGATAGCCATTCTCCATGGCAATGCCGGCAGTGTTGTTTAAATTAATTCTGGCATAAGCTGTTGATTGTGCTGTGGTTCTTTCAAACATGTCACCCAAGCAAACATTGTTAGCAGTATCAATATCAATGATTGAACTTGCGGCCAATGCAGCACCATTAAAGTGATTGCCTACATCATAGAACACATTGTTGGTTGTGGTGTTTAAACTTACTCCATTGATCACAACACCTTCCACATAAATGTTATCAAACACATTGCTGATCAATCGTACGCCAGTTGGGCCGCCATTGACCGGAGTTGCGCCGCCTAAATACACACCTTGATAGAGAGTATCAAAATTGCAATTGCTAAATGTAACACCTTCAATTTGTTGATCAGTGTTGGTACCATAGGTAAAACCTTTAAAACTGCAATTATCAAAATTGATATGACTGTCAACCAAGGTGGTTGTGCTGGCCCATCGCACTGCTGCAATATCATCTGTGGCCACTGTGAGTGTGGCAGTGGTCAGTGGGCCTTCAATACCAACGTTGGTAAATGAGCAATCATGTGCTCGTTCAATCAACAATCCATCCATGATTTGGTTGGTAACCATGTTCATGTTGGAGACCAAAATGTTTTGTGGCTCATATGGGCTCACAATGTTCACACCAGTTTGTTGTGTGTTACTGGCTGTTTGCATTATATATGCTGGAAGGCCACTAGATGCGCCAGTGGATATATTACCCCAATAGTATTGTGCTGGTGAACCAACCGTGGCAGTTAACGCAGTTCCTGCTGGCACTGCAAAGTTTGATCTATAATAAAGACTGCCAGACTTTACCAACACGCCGGCAGCATACGCCACAGTGCTGGTCCATTCGGCTACAAAGAAATTTAGAATACTGCTTTCAGGGCCTTCGCCATACAGCATGGCATATGGAGGAACTAAAATAGTGTTGGTGATTATGTAATTCCCAGCTGGGAAAAACAAGCTTCTGCGAATTTGTGGATTGGATTGAACACAGTACAATTGATAGAGAGCGCGATTGATTGCCGCAGTGTCGTCTGTAGACCCGTCTCCAGTGGCACCAAAATCAGTGACCACACAATAACTGTCCAATCTGCTTTGTAGACTTTGACTAACTGGAGATCCTGCGGTAGGTCCAGTTTGCACACTATACCCAGTTGCACCAAATCCTGTGTAGGTATAAGCCGTTTGAGTGGCCAAAATGTCAGAATATTCAGTGAGAATTTCTATGTTATTGCGTTCGTCTGGAGATCCTTCAGCCAGTGTGCCTGGACCAATATACAACTGACGTGTGTCAACTGCCCAGCCAAGCTCAGCAGGTGCCAGTGGTTGTGGAAGATCTTCTTCTAGACCTTTGCGTTGGGTGATTCTTGAGATTTGTACAATTGCCACAGTGTGATTCCTTGAGGTATCACATATTTAGCATGTAGAACTGTTCGACCTTTTTCCACCACTGGGTGCGATACTTTTCAAATTCTGCACCTTCTAGCACAAACTCCTGGTACTTGGGCTGGCCTATAATGTTGTGATTCTCATCCAAGTCAGGTTTTACACACATCAAAACTACGCCTTTTTTGATTTTAGTTCCATGCAGTTCATTGTGGGCTTCTGCGTATGCACACAGCTGAACAAAGTAATCGTCAATCCATTCACGCTTTTTGGGTTTGTTGGTTTGTTTATAGTCTAGAATTGATTCTTCGTTTAAATGAATACCTGCACCATCTGTTGTGCCTGCATACACGCCCGGAAAGTATAGTGGCACTTCAATACCCCAAAATTCCGTAACGTTAACCAGGCCCTTGCGGATGACTTCTTCTGCCATGACATGACTGGGCCAACTGAATGGATTTGACCCACGAGCAGGTATAGCACCTTCACGAATGTACTTTTCAAGGTAGGTGTGCATTCTAGTGCCGCGATTGGCAGCTTCTGTAGTGATAGCTTGTGCTCGTTCTGCACCCACTGCACGCCGCCAGTTATGCAAGGCAGCCTTGCTTTCTTCACTTTTGGTTCGATCTAGGATTGTGGTCACACTAGGCAACTTATTGCCATCTGGAGTGGCGTAGAATCTTTTACCGTCTATTGTGACCCTGGGTATGGGTTGATAATCAAATTTTGGGTTGTACAAATTAAACTCTAAAACTTTCTCCGCAACCGCAGCGGTCACGTTCATTGGGATTGAGGAATTCAAAGCCTTCGTTTAGGCCTTGGCGCACATAGTCTACTGTGACACCATTAAGATACACTTCATTTTTCTTGTCAACCAATACCACAAAGTCTTGTTGGGCATAGTTGATGTCAGAGTCAGAAGGCTTGTATTCTTGTACGTATTCTAACACATAAGCCAAGCCAGAGCAACCGGTGGTTTTCACACCCAGGCGAATGCCAGCATAGTCTTTGGCTTGCAATAGTCGTTTTACTTTGGTGTACGCACGATCAGTTAGAGAGATCATGCTTCTTTCTGTAGTCTTCTACAGCGGCTTTGATGGCGTCTTCAGCAAGGATTGAACAATGGATTTTGACAGGTGGCAGCGCGAGTTCCGTAGCAATTTCTGAATTTTTAAGAGCTGCCGCTTGCTCAAGCGTCCGGCCTTTAACCCACTCGGTAACGAGAGAACTTGAGGCAATCGCACTGCCGCATCCGTATGTTTTGAATCTTGCGTCTGTGATGATACCATCTTGCACCTTGATTTGAAGTTTCATTACGTCGCCGCAGGCAGGTGCGCCAACCATGCCAGTGCCAATATCACTATCACTCTTATCAAAAGAGCCGACGTTCCTGGGATTCTCATAATGATCAATAACCTGCTGACTGTAAGCCATATAATTTTGTTTCCTCTATCCAACCAATCAAACACTCTGAGCCATATTTCAATTTGAACTTGTTTATGGCTTCAAACTGATTTTCTGCTGCCACTGTGGCAACATACTGTTTTACAACACCGATACTATCGGTGTATTTGATGTAGGCTTTCCAGTGTTTCATTGGCAGGTTCTAGTTCTGGTAATAGTGCCATCTGCATGTTGGGTTTCGGTCCAAGGTGTGCAGGCAGAACGTATGGGTTGCTGAACAACCACTGTGGGTGGCGGAACATAGCCGTAGTTGTAAACAGGCTCGGAATAGTTACGTGTCAACGCATACCCAATTACTCCGCCAACAATCACTGGTGCTATCCAGTTTCCACCATGTCTATGATGATGGTGATGTTGTGCTTGAGCCGACACAGCCAAAGCCAATAACGAGAGAGTAATGAGTTTTTTCATACGGGCCTCCTACAGCATAGTATACTATATTTAACGCCTTGCGTCAACAGTTAGTTGACTGGTTTACATTGGTCGTTTCATGGCCGATTTGGCCATTTTGTTTACCACTTGTTGACTTTGTTGCACTGACAATTTTTCTGGACCAATATCGGCGCCTTTGAATGTGACCATTCCAGAATTTGGATCTAACGGTTCTAGTACGCCACTCAGCGGAGGCTGACTGATAATGTCACCAAGATTTTGACTGGTAATAGGAATGCCTAAACTTTGAGCAGCTGAGATAAAAGCCGCTTGACTGATTTGCTTTTGAGCATTAGTATCTTCTGCTCGACCTGCCAGGAAGTTGACCAACCCTACTAGTTTGTTAGGGTCGGCTCCAGCATCAGTGGATTCAACTTCATTTATTCGCATTATCTCTTGGCACGACCAAGTGCGGCAGGGGGAACTGCGGCTGGTTCTTCAGGAGGAGGTGCAATTTCGCCGCCAGCCATGTCAGCACCAGCAGCCATGTCATCCATGCCAGCAGCAGCCATTTCAGCACCAGGAGCAGGTGCGCCGCCCATGGCTGCCATGCCAGCGTCAGGTGGAGGAGTTGCGCCAGTTACTACGCCAAGTGCTTGGTCCAGTTGTTGTTTGGCGCCTTGCAAGTTTTGTACCAAACCAGTAAGTGCGGCTGTGGCATCTGTGTTGAACTGAGCAGCTTGATCAATACCCACTTGATTCTTGATTGAATCAACTAGGGCAGGTAGTTCTTTGAATTGCATTTCACTGGCATCTTCCAACATTGATTGCATTTTATCAACCATGTCTTGTGCAGCCAATACCACTTGCGCTTGTTGCACTTCTGATTCTTTCAGCATGCGGTAGGCTCTGCGCAGTCGACTTTCAGCTGCCATCATAGCAGCACCAGCAACCATCTTTTGTTCGTCTGGTGTAAGAGTTTGGCCTTTAGTACTTTTATCTAAAGCAGCTTTTAACTTTGGATCTTTAACTGTTGAGGTAGCTTGTGATAAATTTGGTGCAGCAGGTGCAGCAGGTGCGCCAGGGGCAGCAGGTGCAGGAGGAGCAATAGCTTCTTTAATTCTAGCAGTGAGTGCTTGTTCGACCATCAACAGCTTGAGATAAGCTGGATTGCGTTCGCTCTGATGGAACGAAGGTTGACGACGAGTTTCGCCTAGTACGCCACGCACACGCTTCAACATCTGTTGAGCTTGCTTGCCAGTAATTTGGTCAAACTTCATGCGTGAGCCAAAATAGCTTTCAAATACACGGGCTATTTGTTTAGTTGGCTTAATTGCCGCTAGTTCTTGCAGTTTCATTTTGGAATCCCCTAAGTTGTATATATTTAGCCGAATTTAAACATTTTTCAAGTTCCTGATCCACCAGTGCATGCTGTTGAACCTTGGGTTGTAACTTGGTCAATACTACTTCGCTAAATCCGTTGTCTCGGCTGCGATCAGCCATTTGCCGTCTGCAATATATGTCTGCTGACAGTGTTTGTTTTTTGGTGTCTAAAGTCTTGATACTTTGTGCCAGTCTAAGTTGATTGTGTTTGTCAGCCACACACCAACTGATTGCTGTGCGTTTGTTGCTGAAAGTGCCTATTAAATTATCGCCTGGTGTGTATACGTCAAAGGTCTGATGTGCTGGGCGCAAGTGATAACGTCCAAACGCCACATAACCACCTGTGTCGTCATTCACAATCATTGTGTGTATATTGCGGCGAACTTCACGCTCGGCCCAGCGTTCTAATTTTTGTTCTCGAGTCATAGTTTGATCAAATGTGCCGCTGACCAGCCTAATGCACCCACAAGGGCAGCAATTATACCCACGCCCCAACTGATTATTCTATCGTTATTTTTGGCATTAGTGGCTTGCAACATGCCGCGTAATTCTGCTATTACATTAAAAAGAGTGGTGATTTTTTCATCCATTGATTCCAGCTTGGTTTCAAGCAGGCGATACCGCTCTGCGCACAATTCAACGTGTGCTTCAAGACTTTTCTTTTCGATATCAGTAGTATCAGCCATTATTTCTCCCGGTCATTTATTTATGGTTTCGAACCACAAGTTTTGATTGGGCCCATTCACTGTTAAACTGGATTCAATAGTGCCAGTTTCGTCCAGCCCCACAACCATTGGTATTCCAGCACATTCATTTAGCAAGCCATCAAGATTGTCAATGTCATTGTTGGTAGAATACACGCCAGGTGTTTCTACACTAAACTCAAACTGCCACACACCCTCTTCACATTTGGGTTCTTGAACGATAGTGGGTTGAGCTCGCAGACTGATCATTTGCATGATAGTTTCCCAGTTGCGATGTTGATTTCTAGATCTGTTCCAGTCAGCAATAGTGTTGATCAATCGTCCTGTGCGGTCTGGGTACGGCACTTGACTTGAGCGAAAGTGACCAGTGGTACCAGTGCATGTACAGTCAAAAAGAGTCCTGCATAATATATTCATTCTGCAGGTATTTAACGACAAAGAAAAACCCCGGAGTTTTTAGTTCCGGGGTCAAAAGTTTACACTTTACTTATTATTAGGTTGATAGTTTAAAACCAACGCTAGTGCAGCTATCCAACTGGAAGCCGGTGTAAGTCACGTTAGCAGCAGCCAAGAAGATTGCTGCGCTGGTTGTGGTAGGTGGGTTGGCAGCTGAGTCGCCAAATGCGCCAGTTGGATAGGTAGCAAATGAAATTGCAGTGCCATCAACTTGGTACATTGCCACTGTAGCAGTTCGTTGAACAGCTTGAATCACGTTAGCAACGTATTCTTGTACGCCACCTTCGCCGTTCGCGCTGGTGTTAGCAACTACGCGATAGAAGTCCAGTTTTGGACCTTGTGGTTGAACAGGAACGCCAGCCAATGATGTGCTAGGGGCTTGTGGGCCGTTACGTGTGTCTAATGCGAATACTGGTTGTGAATCGCCATTTACGGGTGCGAAATATGCCATGATAAATTTCCTTTAAAGTTAGTGACCTTATCGGGTCTGCTTTTATTTAGTCTTTTAGCAAAAATTACGCCTGTTGAGGATTGTTTCGTGCGGCATTTCTAGCAGTAAAATCAAAACGATTTACTGCTTTGGCATAGCCTGCAGGCGTGGCCATTACCCAGCCTTCGTGTCCGGGATCTTTCAAATCCAAGTTACGCAAGATGTCTAATTTCAAATCGTGTAGCAGGATAAACAGTGTAAATGCAGCAGCCAAGCCTTCTGTGTTTGATGCAGGGCTCTTTAGATATTCCACAATGTTGGCAAATTTTCTTGGAGTTATTTTTGGATTGGATTGTAGCCAATCACCAAATCCTGCCAATAGATTATCAAAGTTACCGTTGGGTTGTTTGATTCTAAAATTAATGTAATCCACACACAGCTTGGCCAAGTCTGTGATCTGCATGGCTCGCAGTTCAGCAGGATTAAACAAGGTATCAATAGCAGCGCCTTTGCTGTTGCGTAGTTGTTTGATTTGTTTGATCAATGTGGCCTGTCCTTTAGATTGTGCAGGATCTTGAGGTGTGATGCCTTTGCCGTAAATGGGCCCACTTAAAAACAATCCAGGTACTTGGTTAAACGAAACTCTACTAAGTGGCTGCTTGGGCTCGCCTTGGTCAGCATACATGGTGTGCATGGCAATGCCTGTAGTGCTGTTGCGAATTTGTTGCCCTAGGGCGCTCTTGGCAGGTATACGATATTCTACTGTGTTGGGTTTGAACACAAGATTACCGGCTTGTTCTTCCCAGGGCTGTTCGGGATAGTACAACAAATCACCTTGTACATAGCCACGGAAGTTTGTGGGTGTAGCTGTTTCCAGTTGTGGCCAAAGGTCAGCATACAACTGAACCAATTCACCACGCTCACCTTTCCGTGTGCCTTGAATCTGTGCCATCATTTTGGGGCTAGTAGCAAGTCCATCGTAGCCTTTGGCTTCAAAGCCTGACCCATCTGTAAGCACAAACTCTCCGGTGTCAGGCTTGCGACCAAATATCACAGCAGGCTTACCATCCCACTTTACAGTAGTGGTCTTTTGTGGTGCTTCTGCGGCATGTTGAATAATGGCCAGTGCTTCATCTACCCCACGTGAGCCTTTGCGAAATATTAGATCTTCCAGGTGTTCGATGCCCTTGGCTCGGCCGCCTACATTGCCTTCGTCAGCTTCGTAGATTTGGTATGGGTTAGTTTTTTCTGCTTCAATTAGTGGTTGCATGCCTTGATTTACAATCCTATCACGTAGTTTGGCCAGGAAATGTACATCACTATTTTCTTTTACTAGATCCGGTTCCTGCAGGCCTTCTTTGGCTAGATATTCACGGAAATCTTTGAGCTTGGCATCGCGATCTCGATCTCGTGCTAGAGCAGCATAAATGCTCTCTACATTCTTGAGATTTTCTCTAGTGGCCTTTGGTCCCAACAGTGTTTTGGCTACATAGTCAGGATCCATACCGCCATCAACCAGTTGATTTGTGGTACGACTGAACATGCCGTTGGCACCCACTTTAAGTCCCTGTTGTTTGGCAATTGAACTCATTAGTACATTGCGGTTCATGCCTTTATATGCTGAATCATCTGCACCACCATAGTAGAATTGTCCCCAATCCAAATTAGGAAAGAACATGAAGTCTGTTTGCACATATCCGTTTTGAGGATTGCCATTGATGGGTGTGCGCAGGTGTACTTCTCCAGCTTTCTTTACCCAGGCTTTGGGATCTTGTCCGTGGCTCACTGCCCATTGTGTGAGTTTTGCTGCCAGTTGTTCTTTGGATATTTCACTGGCATCAACTGCCATGTCCATGTCGCCCGATGTGGGTTTGCGGCCAGTTGAACCCAACCAACGTTCACGTGGGAATTCTAATCCTGTAAGTGTTTCCAACCATTGCACTGTGGCTGGCACATCGCTTTGATTGATACGTCCAGTTAAAGGATTACCGTCAGCGTCTTTGAATACGTTACCACCTTCTAAAAGTCTCATTGTGTTTGTCCTTGTTTCATGCGACGATATAATTGTCTGCTGGGATCAAAGTTCTTGCTCCAGGTCAACGATTCTGCCATAGCTGGTTCTAGTGCCTGGGGTTTTGCTACGTTGGTCCGGCGCATGCCCATTGGCTTTGGAGTGACTGGGATTGGTGTTGTAACAGCTGGTGGCGCCACACCAGGCGTTACTTGGGGTTTTGTTACTTTGGTCCGGCGCATGCCCATTGGCTTTGGAGTTGTAGCAGGTGAGGTTGTTGTTAAGAGTGGAGTGCCGCCAGTTTGAGCAATAGCACTTTGAGCTGCTGTCGCAGTATCATCTAAATATTTTTGGTCAATTGGCTGGCCCAGTTTTTTTAGCTGGTCAATTACTTTGTTTTTTGCATCTATTGCTTGCTGTTTGTTTGTTATTGGTTGCGATGGATCTTTAGATAACGTATATTGTTTTTCAAGTTCTGCCATTAAATTTTTAATATTAAGTTTACCTTGAGCTCTTGCTAGTTGTTGTGCTTCTCTATCTTTAATATACTGAGGTGCTAGAGTTTGTACAGTTCTAACTACATTATCTGTGTTAATTTTTAAATTGGATGATCCTGCATTAAACGCAATAGCAGCTTGTTTGATAGCTTCTGGATCAAGTGTTTCTGCTTTCTTACCATTTAACGTACCTGTGCTGGACCATTCTTTAGACAATTCGTTGCCAATGTAATGTTCTTGTTGTGCTATATTAGTGATGCCTTGCCGTTGACCAGCAGCCATATGGCCATACTTGCTGTATGAGCCTTGTTGATCTTGAGGAACTCCAGCAGCATTTAGCACTTTGTTGGCAAAATATTCTGCGGTGTTGAGTGGTGCCTTTGCCACACCTTTGGCTTGATCAACCGCATAATTTACCACTGGTTTGGCTATATCAACTGCCGTGTTAACCACTGGCTTGACCACATAGTTTTTTACTCCTTTGAGTATGCCTTCATTTGTGTTGCGACGAAATATCTCATGTATCTGCATTTGTTCTTCTCACTGATCTAGCAAACTTTCCCGAGTCTCTGGTACGGATGGCATTTAGCAATTTGCGCTGTAGATTTTCAGCTTGGTCAGCTGGAAATTCTGTGTCAATTTGTTCTAGCAATCTGATGGCATTAGCAATAAGAGTAGCCGCACGGTTTTCAATTAACAGGCGGCGATCACGCTCGATGTACAAATCGTCTAATTCTTCTAATAAACTGCGAGTGCGTTTTTGCATCTGCTCAAGGGCCTTTGGATTATTTAGCGGATTTTGAGCATTAGTTTGTTTTGATTTTGCCCAACAACTGCTTGAGCTTGGCGCTTTGCACATCAGCTGTGACTTTAGGTGCTTCTAGATCAAAACCTTCTCGGGCTTGTGGTCGTTCCCAAGGTACAGACTTGGCATCGTCTGCGGCGGCAGCATTAACTTGGCTTTTTGCTTTGATCGAGTCCATGATACTTGTACTGGGCTTTTTACTGAACCCGTTTTCGTTGTCATCTCCGCCTTCATCAGTAATACGCATGGTTTCAATGTTGTACTCCAAATCAATCTTTTGACCAACGCCGGTCGAGCTTCGTGACTTCATACACTGGATCTGATACTTGCCACGCTCTTTCATTGCACGACTTGTAAAGATACCAAACACATTATCTGCTGTGTTAATCTTTGAAATACCACCCGAAATGTGTGAGTGATCAAATTCAATTTCTTCCACAGCGGATCTGTTTAACTGACTTGCAGTTACCATTAGGATTCCTAGCTCTTTGGCCAAGTTGCGCAGTTCTTCTGACACATACTTGTCTTTCACAAACAAGTCATTGGGACTGACTTTGGCACTAACTGGCATGAGCAAGTCCAAGTAATCAATCATCACAAAGTCTACCCGCTTGCCTGTTTGAATTTGATACTCTTTTAAGTAAGCACGGATGTCGTTGATGTTTGATTGTGCTGGCAGGCCTTTTACCTGATAGTTGCCTGACTTCTTGGACACCAGCTTGACCTTAAGCTCTGTGGTGTCTATGTCCTTGCGAATGTCCTTGGTGCTCATGTTTGTTAACATAGCATCAGTTCGCAGTGACGTAAGTTCTTCTGAAAGTTCTAGTGTAATGTACACACCGCTCAAGCCTTGCTGTAACCAGTTTAGTGCAATGTTCATCATGACCAAGGATTTGCCTGACCCAGACCCACCTGCAAAGATGTTGAGCTCGCCTCTTGAGAATCCGCCATACAACAGTCGATCCAGTTGCGGCCAACCTGTGCTTACTTGTCCACCAGAGTTGAAGTATTTCTCAATGCGACTCTTAGGATCAGCAAAGTAGTCTGTGCCCATGTCCTTGGTAAGTGATATTTGTACTGCATCTTTGATTAGCTTTTCAACAGGATCGTATTCGCCTTTTTCCAACAAGTCGGCGGCTTTTAGGATAGCTCGCTCTAGTTCCTGGCGGCGTGTAAATGCTTCGAACTCGCCCATGAACCAGTCAAAGTGTCCTTCGTTCAAGTCTGGCACAGCCGTTAATTTAACACCAGTAGTGGCTGAGATTTGCATGCGGTCTGGCAGGGTTTTGTGCTTGTCTGAATGTTCTTTGATAAACTCAGCCGCAGGTCTCAAACTCTTGTCAAAGTTCTGCGGGTTATAGATATTTTGAACACGCACATAGCTCTGTGCGTCCTCCAACATCATTTCTAGAAATAAACGTTGAACGTCAAGTCCGTAATCTTTTAGCATGAATATAGTCCAAGTATAATGTAAGTGCATCTAACACTTCAGTAGGGGTGTCTGAATCAATTTGCTGTGTGTAGCATTCTTTTAGTTTTGGTAGCAATGACTGTTCAAAAAAATACCGATTGCCAGCTGGTCCATGGTGTCCTTCTGGTGCGTCAAAGTCTGCAGGTTTATTGACCCCGATGTTTATGCCATGATATGTTTTGTCAAATAATATACACTTTTCGTGATCTTTGCAATATGGCAGGACAAAATTGCTTGGTCCCCAACAGTTATTGCTATCTAAATTTTTGCTTAAATTAATAATCAAATAGTTAGCATCGATACTGTCTAACCATCGAGTAAGTAAAAATATCTGTCTCAATATATCAGTTTCGAGCCAACTGCGATCGTGGTGTAAAATTAACTGTTGATCTTGGCCATAGTTTTGCAAACAAACAAGTCCTCGATGGGCTGCAATGTCAAATTGATCAACTTCCCACGTGTTGGTGTTAATATTGTGTCCATGATATCCCGTATTTCTATGATTGTCAAAAATTGTGATACGCTCCAACGGAGGAACTCCTACAAATATCATGTCACGGTCCCAGTCAATCTCTTGAGACATTCCTATCAGTAAATGTTGAACTGTTGCAAAACTATTTCCTGAACGTGAGCAATTGACAATTGTGTTCACATTTAGTGATTTTGCAGCTAGACCCCAAAAACTGTCAACTGGATCTACACAAACATATGGTGTTGTATAACTGTCGCCAAATACCCAAAGTTTATTGTATTCTTTTAACAAGTTGTTTCTTCCTTAGTTCTATTTTAATCTTACTGGTTTCTCTAGCTGCTATTATAGTTAGCAAGGTGCCAACACGCCCTAATGCAATTACAGCATCATTAACATCTTTACAGCCGTCTGGCCACTCGGGTATACTTACCGCCCATCCCAGTTCCACCGCACGATCAATCAGTTCTACCCCTGCAAGATCCTGGTCAGGTACTACAGTTATGTCTCGACCTAGATTGCGTATCAGTCGAGCTTGTGCTTCACTTACAGTATTGTGCATGACCGCTACACCACCAATGCTGAGTGCATCAAAGATGCCTTCGGTTACAATCACGTTGGTCCAATCCTTGTGTTGTAAGTCTGTGCCAAACACATAGCCTGGTTGGCTGTCTGAAATAAACTTGGGTTGACGGTTGTCTAAAAATCTGCAAGTGTAACCTACAATTTTATTTTCGTATGTGAATGGTACAACCACGTGCGGGCGTGTCCAATGAATGCCATCATGTTGCGTCTGTACCATCATGGGAAAGTCTTCGGGCACACGTCTGCCCTGCACATAGTCCCAATGCATCTGGTGCTCAGATGTTAGTAACTCAGCAAATGGTGGCAAATCACGTTCTTCAAAGGTGATACCGGCCAAGTGATTCCAAGCCTGTTGTCTATCTTCCAATATACCATGTATACTACGATGCCGCAGGCTTTCTAAATTGAGCATTTCAATTTCGTTGTCAGGCACACCCATCCATGTCAGCAGTCTGCGAGCTTTGACGCTCAGTGTACGACCCATGATGAAACTGGCTGTGTATGAACAATTGAAACAGTGATAACTCCATGCTGCTTCAGTGGCTTTGAGTCCGGCACGACCTCTGGTGTCTCTTGTGCTGCCATTGTGCTGACAGCAAACCGCATTGAAGCTCAACCAACCTGATGGTGTGGGCTTTCTTTTTGCAGGTAGATACGCAAGGATGTCAAGCATCTATACAGTATAGCAGATCAGCTGTACTAAATCAACGATATTGGAGGTTGGTAATATAACCTGTGGTGATTAATACTGTGGCTGCTATGGTGCCTTGGTATTGCAATGGCAAATATCCTGATCCACCATTTGTGACAGTGATTGGTCCAATCTGCCCATTGCCCACACTAGTTACAATGGCTTCGGCGCCCGAACCATTGCCCAAAATTTGAATCTTAGGAGGTGCCACATAGCCCTGACCACTATTGTTCACAGTAATACCTGTTACTACTCCATTAGCTACTTGTGCTGTGGCTGATGCGCCAAATCCTTGGCTGTTGTTAAATCCAGCTCGGATCAAGTTGTAAAAACCCACAATGTTAAAATACTGTGTGGAAGTTTCATTAAAAAATTCAAAACTTGCAGTAACATCATACCAAACTGATTCGTAAGTGTCTGCTGCTTGAAACTTAACAGTTCCGGTATAGTGATCCATGTCCATTTTCACAGTGGTTAGGCTTTGTCCGCTAGTGGGAATATGACTAGAATAGAATTCTGTAAGTTGCGTAGTGTTTACCGGTTGTGGTGTTAGTGCCCAATCAGGATAGTTTGTGGGTCCAGGTTGCAGTTGTTGTGCTTTACCATAGATTGTGGGAATGGTAAGCATTTGGCTAGGCACCAATGCAGGAAACACTGAGTCTACAATGTTGCAGTCTGCTCTAGCACCTGAATTAGCATCCACATAAGCGGCCTGCACATAGTCTCCTGCTGTGCGCTGTATGCTGTAACTGCCGGGCTGTGCTGTAATGTTAATGGTATCCGCATTGTCCAGCACTACTTTTACTCTGCCCAGTGTGGCGCTGAGTGTGACCATGGGCTTTTCAACCAACAGTTGATCGCCAGTTTGATTCATCAATCTAAACACAAAAGAGCTGCCCGTAATGTTTACTGGCTTCTCTTCTTGATTGATAAATTCAAACAGTAGCACATTGTCTACGCCTTTGTTTACGGTTAATTGTTTTGCATACACTGGGTCGTACCTCGCTGTGAAATATCCACCACTGGTGTCAACTAACAAGACTTTGGTAATTTGCTGGTATAAGTAAACGGTGGTTGAATACATAGGATCCTCAAACAATATTTATGGGCAATGATATCTTTCAAAAATTGGCGGTAAAATATCCGTTTATAACGCTGTGCGTTTACGCCAATGAAGAATATGTGGGTGTGGTGCAAAACAAAGACGATGCTGTCACTACCATCTACGATTTTGGTGCTGTACTAACTCAAGACGCCAAACTAGAATACTTGGAATTAGCAGCCACCTGGTGGTGGGAAAGCAATAGAAGTATACCCATAAACATCTTTTTGCGTGGCGAGTGGGACAAGTTTCGCCCTACACTACGCACATTCTCCAACAAAGATCTTGAAATTTTACACGGGCCAGCTTGCAGTTTGATGGACATTGCTCGCAAGAAAACCAAGCGAAAATCAATCACACTTGTGCGGCGTCTTGATTAAGTAGATTCATGTGTAGGGCAACAAGGGCCGCGTAGGAAACTGCGTGGCTTTTCTTAAATGTGTATCCGCGTGAATCATCCCCGTTCCACACTTCGGCAAATACTTCGGTCCACGGACGATTTTGCAAGTGTGCTTTGCCTGGTCGGATAACTGAAATAAATGCTGCCATTCTAGGTATTGAATCTGGCTGCATGGACACCATCAAGTCTGTGTAATTGCCCACATGCACCAACTGACTGGTCCAAACAGTGTCAGTCCACAGTCTGTGCCAGGGCGGGGAGGCTGCTAACATTTCTGCATAGTGTGCAGGATCACGGATCAACTGATACACACTCATGTTCAACAGGTCTATCTTGAAGTATCCACGCTGTTCTGCTGACTCATAGTCTATGGCTGCACAGCCGTTGGGTATGTCCTGTGGAATGTCTGTGATATAGATGCCCGAATTGTGTTTACGCACTTGACCTTGATGCAGTTGCCGTGCGGCAGTGTGTTGAATCAGTTTCAACACCGCCGTTCTATCCGGCACATCAATGTCGATGTCTGCGCTCATATTTTTCTAAATGTGGTATAAGAATTTGTTCAGCAAATGCACGATGTGCATCTGGACCATAGTGTGCAATGTCGGGCCGATCTTTAAAATCCAACGGAACAAATCCTTGTTGACAGCACCAACGTGCAAATCCAAAAGTTTCAAAGTCAAAGAAATTTTCACTTTTTAGATGTGATTTAAAAAAGTCAAGTAGGTATTCAGATTCTAGTTTTTCAGCCATTGGCGCTTGAAATATTAAAAACTGTATGTCTAGTTGTTGCATCAGCGCCTGAAACATCATTAAGTCGCATAAAAGATTAGTCCTCTCTGCATAAGGACTGTAGTAGTATGCACGACCTTGACTGTATTTGTCAAAAAATTTTTGATCAATTCTATGTTTGTTTTTTTTCAATCCTATGTCTTTGCCAGCTAGAAGCATTTTGCGCCAATTTATTTCTTCTGTAAAAATGTGAGTTTCAAAATTTGATTCAGACTCGTTGCGTGGAATTTTATTATTGTTCCATATTTCACTTCTGAGTTCAAATGATAATCCAATCAATGCAATTATTTTTTGATCTGGATTTAACGTTCTTTGATGCGTTAAATCATGAACAGCAGTTCTTAATATACGTCGATTGCAACTGCCACTTATTGCATTGTTTACTACAAATCCCTGAAAATACTCTCCGACCACATGTGCATAGGTTTGATTTTTTAATGTTGGATAATAATTTTCATCACTGTAACTATCGCCATTGCAATACACTATTGGAAAATCAATGTCTGCACTCATTTTGAATCAGTATCACACAGTGCAGTCACAACTTGTAGTTTCTCTTTGGCCAGTTGAACTGCTGCCAAGGCATCTGCCACTGTAGGATGCTTGGCTGCTAGGGCAGCAATGCGCCATTCTTCATCACGCTTGGCTCGCGCCCAATCTAATAAGGTTTCAGCGTCTGATGAGAGTGAAATCATAGGATGTGATGAGTGAAGCGATTGCCAGGAGTTGCCATCATTAATTTCCAAACAGTTCATGCTGGGACTCCACCGCACCATGCCTGCTCCGCTTGCACCTGGACTGATGTATGGATTGGTGAACATGCCACCTGATACTTGAATGTATTTGCTGCCGTTAATAGATCTAATCATAATGCAATTATAGCCACAAGGCCAATGTAAGTCAACTGATGTGCCATCTGATCCAAGCCCAAGTGTGCCCAGAAGCTGGGATTCTGAAGGTCTCTATTGCCCCAGTTCATTTTGGCCCAATCAATGTGATAGTGAGACACAGCATCTATCACGCCCATTATTATGCTGGCTGGCCAATAGGCCGGACCAACCACTAGACCAACACACACGGCTGTGCCAATACCTTGTTTGAGACTGTGCCGCATGCCTACCCAATGTCCGTACACGCCTTTGTGATTGACCTCCGTCATGCTTTGATCCACAAAGTCAATATACCAGTGTTTGATCTGTAAGAGTATGAGTGTTAAAAATATTACTGTTGCCATGTTACCAACCTGCCTTGCTCAATATGTCTTTTGCGTATTCTTGATCAGCAGGATAGTTGTGAAACTTTTTCTGCCATACATCTGAGTCAATGTAAGGCCATACCATGTTGATCTGATCGGGAGTGAGTTCACCCAAGAACCGTTGCCCTGACTCTGAATTGTAAATCACCCAGGGTGATATCCTGCCTGTTGTGACTGCATAGCACATGGCCGGAGTGCTGCCATATCTCAAGCAGTCTTGTGGCTGTGCTGAATTTTTTTCTGCCCAGTCCATGCCAAACTCTACTGCTCTAGCTAATGCATCGTTTACATTCTCCGCAGGCAAATGTTGTATGAGATATTCTGTGTACAGTTGATCACTGGCCCAACGGTCAATCTTCTTGTTGTTTTTCAACAGCCACTCAAGAAACTGTTTGGGATTGATTGTTCTTGTGCTCACACAATAGCGCCCAAACTTCACAAACGCACGATAGTAAGGCGAGTCAGCAAAGTCGTCAAATGTCTTGAGCCGGGCCGAACCTTGGCTCATTTCGTAAAACCGGATATATGCTTGAAAGCCTAATTCTACACCGCGTTCTGCTCGTTCCTGTCTGCGCCGTTTGGGCTCACACACATGAACTGCTAGACTGGTTTCTCGAGCAAAGTCTTTCTTGCAGTATTGGCATTGGGTCATTGTAGTATTTTATGCTCTTGTATGTAAGATGTCAAGAACTCATTGAGCTTGTGGTGGTGACCTATAGCCGGATGTGTCATATCCGGAGGAACATAAGGCGAGCCTGGAGGGTACTTTTTGGGTTCTACACCTTGAGTTGCTTGCCATTCAGTTGCTCGCCATCGATATCCATTGACAATTTCTGGACGACTCAACAAACTCAATCTGGGATCTGTTAGGTATTTGTGATACAAATCATCAGCCTGTTGAAACATCAGCACTCGATGTCCTCTAGATTTCAAACTGTCAATTGTGCTGAGCATGCGGTACATGAGATCTTCAGTACGATCCAAAATGCTGTACACTTCAGTTTTGAGTTTGGTGTCTACAAACTGCTCGGACTCTTTTTGGTTCCAGCCAGTTTGCCATCTGTAGGCAAACTCTTGATTTTGCGGATTTACCCATCGTCCTTCAAAATCATTTTCTGGTTCGCAGATGGGTATTTCTAATCTACTAAGGAATGTCATGCCCAACACATACAGCGTAGGAGGTGCTGTGTAACTGTGTTTGAGAGTGGTGCGCAGTATCCTGCTGTTGGCACTGCCACTGATGGCAATGCTGTTGGCTTGAGTTATACCTAACCGCTGTGCTAGATCAGTGTGTCCATTGCCCAATGCATAAGAATGGGTGTAACTGCATCCATTTACAACCAATTGCTGGATCATTTTTCATTGCCGGCAGCGCGGTTGTATGCGTCAATTTCTTTTTGTGTTGTGATTGCTGCCATAACATCTATCTCATCATCTTTATAGTGTGGATACATTGCCATTAGTGCTTTGCGTTTGGCACTAAGGCCAGCTTGTTTTTTCTTAGGAGCAATCCAAGGATGGCGTTGCGATCCTAAATCTGGACTTACACTAGTGGCCATGAGCCATTGCAGTTTTGGGTGTTTGCTTACATTGAAGAAGTGTTTGTTCAATCTTTCGTTAGTGGCAATCACATAAAACTCTTGCAATTCTCTTGAACCTTCTACTGCCGAGCCCCAGCGTATCATGAGATAGTTTGAAAACTTTTTCTTTTCTTCTGCGGTAAGGTCGTCGTAGAATGATCTGACCTTGCGGTCAAACATCTTCATCTCATTGGCAATGGTCAGTTTATCGCTCATCAGTTTTGGTCAGTTTGTAAATCATTATAGCACGTTCTAGTGCGTCTTGTAAAGTGGGATTGGTTCGAGCAGCTCGCCGAATTTCGCCCCACATCTTGTCTTCCTGGAGGTGATCAAGCAAAGGTCGGCCGTCGCTGGTTCGTTTATCGTAGGATATTTGATGTCCAGTCACAGGATCATATGCATAGCCCATTAACTTACGGTCAGCAGGATCAGCACCAAACTCTCGAGCATACACTTCGTTGCCCACACGTTCGTAAATGTATGTGGCACCCGGTTTAAGGGTGCCCATATTGGTAGCCGTATTGTAAATGTGCCCAACGTAGAAAACGCTCTAGGCCTTCACGATCGTCAGGATAACTTTCCAGATACACTCTGGCCAGTCTATTGATAATTTCAAATACTTCAGGTTCAGTGTAGGGCATTACCAGGCCTTGTTGTAGTCCACAATCTCGCAGTTACGACTGACGTCTTTGACAAAGTACACACAGTCAGGGTCCGCACCTTCACTTACAGGCACAGCCAACAGTTGACCATTCTTGAGTTTGGGTGCGTACCAGGATACCTCATGATACACATCTAGGATTTCAATGTCCGGAAAACTGGGACGAAAGCTGGTTAGTGGATTGAATTGGAATACTTTGAACCCACGGTCGTTAATTGATGTGAGTGGCAACACTTCTAGATCACCAACGTCAGGTTCACCAATCAAGATCTGCCAGTCCATGGGCATCTTTATGGTGTGCTCGCCAATGCGCAACACAAGAGCAGGAGCATTGAAGCTTTCCAAAAAGATCAAGGGTATAAAGTGATAGTCAGGCTCTGCTGGATTTGAATTGTCTAATATTGCAAAACGCATGTCATCTACTTCTTCTGGCAGGTGATCTAAATCGTAAGTGGCATTGTCTAGGGTAAGTATTCTCATGTTGTCATTTTACTTGGTCTGTGGCAATTTGTCAACGATTTTGCGATGAATATTTGCAGCCACTTGTTCTTGCGTAGCACGGTCTGTGTGGAATGGAGAATCAAATGTTGGATTGGCTCCGCCAAAGTCAACAGCCACTTTTCCAACATCTTCATCGGTAAACTTTAATGGCAGTATGCCGGCAGCTAACATTTTGTTATGCCAATATTCAAACAACCAGTTGTCTAATATTTGTTGCATGTCATAATCAAACAGTTCAGTAAGATATTGCTTTGTAGCCTGTAGTTTTTCTGGAGAGACTATTGAATGATTTTCCAAGCCCTGAGGCACTGTGCTTAATATTGGCGCATTGAGATTTCCGGTCCAGGTCTCATGTGTACTAGGCATGTGAGAATTAAAATACACAAAATTTCTTAAACCGTCATCTGGTCGAAATCCATCTTTTAGTTTGATGGTGATGCGACTGGCCCAAGTTTTGTTGTAGACAATTACATCAGGTTGGTGTTTTACTGCTTCTTGTATCTGAAACATGATTCCTGTGTTGCTGAATCCGCCATGTGCAAAATGCAACACTTTGTAGCCATATTGATCTTCAAGTATCTGACTAAAATGTCCTCTTAGTCCTGTTTCTTTAAGATCAACTGTGCTGGCAGTACAATAGCTTTCGCCACACACCGCAACAGTTATTTTATTTTCATCCATTCTAATTTTTCTTGGGTAAAGGGATAGTTGGCTTCTTTGTAGAATTGCTTGCGCTTGGTCAAATGGCGCTTGGCAAATTTACAAGTTGAGGTTATGTCCCAAATTTGAACATGGTCTTTATCTTCTGCTTTTCTTATCCCGCGTCCAATGCTTTGGATAACGCGGACAAAACTTTTCCCGGGTTCCACAAGAACCAAATTAAAAATCCTAGGGATATTAATACCCACAGCGGCAACACCATAGGTAGCCACAATAATCTTATCAGTGCTGTCCGCCACTTCGTCATATTCATCTTGTCTATCTTTTGCTTTGGTTGCACCTGACACAAACACAGCACGTTCACCCAGTCGCTCGACCAATTGTCTGCCGCATTCAGTGCGATCTACTAGTACCAGGGTGTTGCCTGTTTCGTTTACATGGCGTATGAGTTCACTCATGGCATCCAGCCTGCCAGACTCTTCCAACAAGTATTTAAGCTCGCTTTGGTAGTTTGAATACTCCACGTGATCCTGTAACTGCACAATGTTCACATGACACTGCGCCAGCACCCCTTGTTGTTGTAATTCGTTAGCACTGAGCTTGCTGATCACCGGCCCCAGGCTCACCAATAGGGCTTGGCTTTCAAACTTTTCTTTGGGCACAGTACCGGTCAATCCCCAGCGAATTGGCACTCTAGCCATCACGCTGGTCAGCAGGGTCTTGAGTGCATCTGCTTTGGCCATGTGTACTTCGTCCACCATCACGCACACCACATCTTCAATAAAGTCCTGTATGGTTGCCTCTCCCACACCTGCCTTGGTATTCTTTAGCAGTACATTTAGACTCTGCCAAGTGCAGATGGTATGTGTGCGTCCATGTTCTTTTCTGTCGCCAAAGTAAACACCCACATCCAAGCCAAGATTAACATAGTCCTTTTCAGTTTGTGTAACCAAACTCTTGTTGGGCACAATTACAATGGATCGTCCATATGGCTCTATGCTGGCACTCAAGGCTGCTGTCATGATTGTCTTGCCTGCACCTGTTGCCACTTCCTGTATGCATTGTGGGTTGGTTAGAAAGTTGTTCACAATCTCTACCTGATAGTCACGCAACAAGATAGGTTGCCCTTCTGCAGGATGTCCTTTTGGCCAAGTCTTGTGTGCAAATGTTTGTTCTGTAACTTGGGCAAACTCAAATACAGTAGAGTATTCTCTTTGGTCATCTAACTCAATGTCGTAATTGTAGCGTTCCAGGATGGGCATGATCTCTGGCAAGAGATTGGTGTATGTTGATCCGCCTAATTGGAAGTAACTGACCTTGCCGTCCCATCTTCCCAATCTTACCGCCGGCAAGTATCTTGCATAGGGTACATCATACTTGAATGCATTGACCAAGGCCTTGCGCACATCCAAGTCGATACCCTCTAGCTTGATGTTTACTTCATCTCGAATTTGTATGGTGCATCTTTTCATTGTATAATAACTTTGAGCACCCTTTGTTGGCGTGCTATTTCTTGTATGAGTTGTTGTGGTTGTCCGGTATACTGCAAATCTGCCACGGGAAAACGCAGTGGTTGTGCTATTGCATTATACACACTTGTGATGCCATGGGCAAGAAAAAAATCTTGGTGTCGATCAATGTACTGTTGCATGCCTGGCTCTCTGAAGCTTAAATCGTGATTGAAAAATGCCACATGAAAATCGGCACTGTAGTGACCAAACGGTCGGAATGCATCCTCGCCTATGTACTTGTCATTGTCGTGTGCTAGGTCCTCGACTGTTTTTCCAATTTCACAATAATTGAGATACACAGTTCCAAATTGTATTTGCGTCTCACCCCATTGCGCCAACTGAGCAGGGTCAAGTTTTTTTGTCTTGGGCATGCCAAACCAAGTGCAAACAAATCTTGGCTTTGTACCTTGCAGCACAGTCTCACATCTATGCACAGCCAGGTTCAATTCTGACAGTGCCTGTTTCACCTGGTCAGGTGCCTGTTGCCAGTATTCGGATGTCTGTTGATCTAGCAGTCCATGATAGCGTTCAAAGATGTTGTGCAAGTAATTGAGACAGTCTTGGCTCCAATCAAACTCACGCTTGATGATAGGAGTGTGTTGGTTGATTGTTGTGATACATTGTTCTATCATAATTTCGGCACGAATGCGTTCTTCTAATTGAGAACCAAAGCCGTAAAATCTATCTGGATGATCTAACGGATAACTGCCGCGGGCTTGCATACGTTCAACCCATAACTCAGCAAGAGGGGTTGGTCGTATTTTAAATTGCAGTGTCAAGCCTTGGCTTAGATGTATCAGCAGGTGTTGCGGCATTGTAACAGTATATACTTACCGCCGCAAGAAGTCAAAAAGACAGGTACCGTTTTACGGGTACCTGCCACAAAGCCCGGGCCGGAGCCAACCAATGCCCGGGATAACCTTGGAGGGTTAATCTTTTGAGTTGATGCTAGTCTTAAACAAGAAGCCACATAGGATAGTGATACCCCAGGCCTGCAACCAAGTCACTTCACTGACCCCTGCTACGGCACTCACCAGGCAACCGTTCCACAGCATGTACACTGGCCAGCTCAGTAAGAAACTCAGTAACAAGAGCCCTACAATAGCAATCACAACTGCACCAACAAAAACTGCAAATTTTTCCATGTCACGCTCCGTAGTATTCCAGGCACTTCACAGTAAAGCCTGCTTCACGCTGTTCATCTGCTTCGTACTCGGTATCCACCGAGTACAAGTACAAGTCGCCTTCCCAAATTTCATACATGTTAGGCTCCTGCGGGTTTCATAACAGTGGTCTCTGCAAGACGCTTCCAGTTCAACACTGACATCTTGCGCAAGTCCGCAATCTTAAGAGCCATACGCAGACTCATCTCACGCAGACGATTCTTATTCTCGTCCATGAAGGCGATGATCTCGTCTTGCACACACTCGTCAAAGTCATAGTCTGCAAACAACACACCGTCCTTGGCAATCTGCTTGATACGCAGGACCTTGTCACGCATGGTGTCCAGAGTCAAGTCCAAGTAGTGGCAGCGGCTTTGCAGTGCATCCAAGTGGTCCCGCAATTTCTGCGAACGCATGGTGTCAAACTTCAAGTTGGTAATAAAAATTACCGAGCCTTTGAACTCAAAACTGTCTGGAATGCCTTCGCTTCGCAGAATGCGACTGTCTGACAACCAGGAAATCTTACGCTTCTTGCCGGAGTCCAAGGCACCCTTCAACAAGTTAAGAGCAACGTCATCCAACAGGATGGAGTCACAGTCATCAAACACCAACACACAATTGGGATCTGAATACTTGTACAAGGTTTGGTACAGGCCAATGGGACTGGCTGAGCCTTTAACAACCTCGGCCTTAAGGCGTTTGCTGGCCAGCTTGTCAAACAAGCAGGCCTTGTCAATCTCTTGCTCTACACCGTAGCTCTTGCCCACCCCAGGAGGGCCGCTCACAATCATAGCACGGATGTCGCCGCTCACGCAGGCCTTGGTCATCTCATGCAGGATGTCAAAACGCTCACGGATACGGTCCATGGCTTGTTCATCAGTCTCTGCCACCACAGTGGGCTTGAATTTCACAGTGTTTTCTTGCACATGCTCTCCTGAAGTATACTCAATGTCTGAAATGTTTTCTACCTTGATGCGGATGGCATCGGGGCAGTTGGGAAAGGTACCATCATTTTGCACGGTGACATAGCCACCTTTGGCACCAGTTTGGAATCCACTTACAAGAGTGAACACTTGGTTTTGAATCACTTTGTTGCGGTAAACGCCGCGAACGATACGAATTGCACTCATGGTTGGCTCCTTGGTGTGCGGTTGAACTTTGCTGTCTATGTGTGTATTATAGCAAATTGGCATTTATTCGTCAACCTTTAGAATTCATTTTATCTAAAATTTCTTGCGACTGCAATCGACCTAATACTATAGTATACATCAAATATACCAGACCCCCAATAGCCAGTGTGGCCACGGTGTACTGAAGTAGTTCCACAGGTGCATACTTTAGTACTACCTGAATTGCCACTACCATTATGGCTAGATACCCCAAAATTCCCAGGGTTTTTACTGCGGCTCTAACACGAATATCCATATCTACCTTTCTTTGTATGCCACTATTGTAGCAGATTGCCATTTATTGGTCAAGTCCCGCCAATTTGGAGGGTTATGTAATACTATCGTATACACTATTAAAAACCTGCTCTGTAGGCACGCCATGTTGCTCATAGCCCTGCACCACCATGTCAAAATAGCTTTGGTTGGGCAGGCTGTCCTCGTTTCCTGGTTGCATAAAGTAACACTCTGCAACAACCACTCCACCCCGGTGTTCCACTGCAAATTGCCCGCGATTGTAATACCAGGGAAAGCCTTCCAGGTTGTCCAGGCTATTCAAATGATACTGATCAATGCGCCACAACACACCGTCCACATAGGAACCCCGGCACGGCACTACATCAGCGTGAATGGCAAAGCGGAAGGCATGGTCAATCAGGCGTGCGTGGCCCAAGCTCAGGGCGCCCGGACAGCGTTGAGCCATGCCCTCACGGTTGGTGTTCATTCCATAAGCAAAGTATAACAAAAGTATTACCTTTTTAAGATTTCGTAAAATTGTTGGTTGAGCGCATCCATTTCCTCCTGGCTCACATAGAAGTCAGTACGGGGGTCATAGTATGCGCCTTCTTTGGGGTCATAATACAACACTCTGCCCGAGAAGTTGAACGGACCTTCTAGTCCTGGACGGGCACCGTATTTTTCACGCATGGCATCAACCTCAATTACCTTGTACCCCATAGCGGCTCCTTGTTGATAAGTCCTAATTATAGCAAAACGGCAATTATTGGTCAACCGATCAAAACTAAACCCAAAGTTGTACAATTTTAGGGTCGTGTACTTCGTGTGGCTTGGGCTGGCCATGGAACACTATAACACAAGTGTCAGAATCAATCACAGCACCTGCGCCAGGTGACCGTGGTACACGCATGGGAAACGCAAAGCCGCCATCGGCAATTTGCCAGCGATAACTTTTGATTCGGTTTACATCAAAGTATCTGCGATTGTTGTAATCAATTGTGGCATTGAGATAATCCTGATCTCCGTGATACTGCTTTACTGTTTTGGTTACGTCTTCAGATTTAAACTTTTCCCACACATGTTGATAGCGTTCCACATTCCACCACATGGTACTGCTGTTGATTCCAGAAAAAGTTTCTTTTTGCAAGTATCTAAAGTCTTTAATGCACCAAAACTTTTCAGTATCAAGATGTGTGATCCATGTGATGTCTCCGTTGATTACCACATCCAAATCAAAATACAACAAGTTGCCTTGATAGTGTTCTGGATTGAACAACTGCATTTTGTACCACCAAGACTTTTTTGGTCCACTAATGCCTTTCCATTCTTCCAAACAATGTTTGATCATGTGTGGCGGTACTGATCTATCATGTTCTGTATAAACATGCATGCGACATCCGCCAGATAGTCGTCGATTCAACATGTTATACAGTCGTTCAACATAGATCCAGTCATATCCAGTTCCGTGAATAACGCAGGCGCAATCAATCATTTGGTCAGTGCGGGTTCTATTCTTTTTAGCCATGTTCCTTTACGCAATTCATCAAGTGTGTATTCAGTGTGGCAAATTTGTCTAAGCCATAAGTCTCTATCTGTTTCATAAGGTTGTTCAATGTCGCTAAATCCAATCCCTACAGGATACGCCAAGCTGGTCATATCCACAACTGGACGTACTCCTGCAATGGCTGCTTGTATGCCTGGTCCAGAATTGTAGTTTACCACAGCATGACAATCAAAATGCATGTCATAACTGTCGTATGTGTTGGCTAGTTTTTTTGGAGACTCAACACTCACACCTGGTGGCAAGTTGCCTAACATCAATCTGCATCGTGGATGTGGGCGTATAGTAATGGGACGATCCGTGTTGTTTCTTAGAATACCAATTGTGCTGTTAACCCACTCAGTCATGTTGACGCCAGCAACTTGCAAACTGCGATCATGTTGTGCGGCAATGACGATGTTGGGCTTGGAACCAAGTTGTGTGGCCAAACTGATCTTTAGCTTTGATGGTCTGTCCCAGTCTAAATTGTCCAAGTGACCATAATAGCCTTGTGAGGTAATGTTGTTTACTGCAATCTTCCAAGTATTGCCGCGATACAGCGCACCTATTTCAATTATTACAACTGGCTTGCCTTGTGATCTATAGTGCTGGTATACGGCCTGATTGGGTGCCATGCGCCCTGCCCACAATACAGACCAAATCACCGCCGCATCAGATTCCATTGAATTTTCCTGCGTTTGTATGCCGCGGGCTTGTAAGTAATCTAACACTGCCGACATTATGGGTCTGCTGTTTTGAGCACACTGAGAAGGAAAATAGGCTATGTTATTGATCATAAGTATGTGAGATGAAATACACTGTAATTACCACTTTCAACGCGGATGGTTACGCAAAGTACGGCCAGCGCATGATCCAAACGTTTTTGCAAACATGGCCAGTTGATTTGGTTGTGTATGCAGAAGACTGTACTGTAAACGAAACAGCACCTAATCTCTCAGTACATGATATTGCTGTAGTTAGTGATCTTACTGCATTTAAACAACAGTGGCAGGGTGTGCCCCGAGCCAATGGAGATGTAAGTTCAGATCCTGTACGATCAAAACGCAAAGATGCTGGCAAAGGATTCAAGTGGGACGCTGTGCGATTCTCTCACAAGGTATATAGCATTTTCCATTGTGCAAAAAACACACAGACTGATTGGTTGATTTGGATGGATGCAGACACTGTGTGCCACAGTCCAATCACTCATGTTGATTTGGCAAAATTATGCCCAGATGCTGTGGATCTTTGTTTTTTAGGGCGGCGTGGCAAATACACTGAATGTGGACTGTACGCTATGAATCTTCAGAGTCTGCGCACACAAAATTTTCTAACGCAATTTCAAAAATATTACGACCAAGCCGAACAAGGTATTTTTACCCTAGCAGAATGGCATGACTCGTTTGTGTTTGATGCAGTAAGAAAACATTTACCATTGGTAGAAATTGATTGGAGCGGGCATCTGATCACAGGCGAAGGTCATCCATTAATCAATTCAGATTGGGGCGCATACTTGGATCACCTCAAAGGTGATCGCAAAACTCTGGGCAAGAGCAAGTCCAAAGATCTAAAAGTAATCAGATCCGAAGCGTACTGGTCTCAGTGATAGCTAAAGGTTGCCTGTCGACTAAATTACCAATTAGTTCACGGATAATTTCATCTACATTGTCTGCATCTTTGATTCCTGCTTTTAAATGTTGCAGGTAAGGATGCAGATGTGTTTTAGGTAAAGGTGTTTTGCGATTGTCTGGATTGATATCTTTAAACTTGGCACGGTCCTGAAATTCAATCACGCATGCACCAAACACATCAGTGTCAATAAATCTACGCAAATTATGTGTGATTTTTTGAGTGTAGTATTCCTTGTAGCGACAAGCAAAGGCCTGTGCTTCAGGATGTTGTAAATTAAAAAAATACACACAGGTTTCGCTAGAAAACAATGGTTTTTCAAACTTGATATCAACTCCATTATCATCTCGTTTGCCATCATACCATACACCCATAAATGTGGCTAACAAGTTTGGATCACATTGTTGTTCTAAAAATTCTTTAGTCACAGGTTGTTTGGTCATTACATCTGCATCTAACCAGATTAAATAATCAGCCGTAGAATTTTGCACAGCATGCACCCAACTGTAGCCTTTTTTGGCAAAAGTTTTGATGCGACTTTTTACATCTGGATCCCTCATAAATCCATAAAACTCTTGATCTAGGTCAGCAATGTCAATTTGTGTTATGCGATCATTGTGTTCTAGTTCACAATTTTCAACGTAGGCCAACATTTGTACGTCTTTTGGCCAGTACTCCAACCAACTGGTGATGCTGTGTTTGCCCACATGGTCATAGTAGGCTTTGCTAAAACTGGTCATAACGTCTATTTTCATTGTGTCCTCATTTGTTATTTTATTTATAGGCTAAGGGAATGAGTAAATAGATTTATGAAAATATTAGTAACTGGCAGTAGTGGCTTTATTGGCCAACACCTTGTGCCTGCTTTAGAAACACAAGGACATGTAGTAGTTAGAGCAGACCGCACAGATGGGTGTGATCTAACTGTAAAAGCAAATGTAGATTCGTTACCAGATGTGGACATTGTGGTTCATCTAGCCGCGCACAACGGAACCAAACACTTTTACAATCGCCCACTTGATGTGGTACGTGATAGTGTGCTGCCCACACAATATCTACTGGACCGATATGCAGGCCAAGTAAAACGTTTTGTGTTTACTGGCACCTGTGAAAGTTATGCTGGTGCCGTGGACTTGTTTGATTATCCTGTACCCACAGATGAACAAGTACCATTGGTAATTAGCGATGTAACCAATCCACGTTGGAGTTATGGTGGCAGCAAAATTGTAAATGAAATCCAGTGTGTCGCGGCTCATGCTCAACTGGGTCAAGAGTATGCTATTATTCGCTATCACAATGTGTATGGACCTGGGCAAGTAGATCATTTTATTCCAGAGTTTTATGAACGTGCTCTTATTGGTGACCTAACATTACACGGGTGGGAAAATACTAGAAGTTTCATGTACATTTCAGATGCTATAGAAGCAACATGCAGAGTCATATTTGAACAACCATTTGCCAATCAAATTATAAACATTGGAGTTGATGATGAGATTTCAATCCAAGATTTGGCTATTCAAATATTGCGTGAAGCAGGTATCTCTGGAGATGTTGTTTGTATGCCAGCACCCGAAGGTTCAGTAAAACGTCGATGTGGAGCAATTGATAAATTTCATTCTTTGACTGACTTTGAAGCAAAGATTACATTACCAGAAGGTATTCGTTCGACTCTAGAAAGTTTAAAATGAAAATAGGTGTTGCTGGTTGGGGTGTGGTAGGATCTGCTTGTGGCGAAGGTTTTAGAATGTTGGGACACAAGGTTAAGATTCACGATCCAAAATTAAAAACTTCGTTGAATGATCTATTGGACACTGAAATTGTGTTTGTGTGTGTGCCAACTCCTGAGGGCGCTGATGGCGAATGTGATTTGACTATTGTTCACGACACCATACGCGGTTTGAAGGATCTTGATTATTACGGAGTAATTGCACTAAAGTCCACTAGCATTCCTGGTACTACTCAGTCTTTGATTGATCAATACCAGGACAAAGACATTTGTTTTGTGCCTGAATTTTTGCGTGAACGATCAGCTCTAGAAGATTTTATTCGAAATCACGACTTACTGGCAGTAGGAGCAGCCAGCGACCGTGCTTGGCATAGAGTATGCGAAGCCCATGCCTGGTTACCAAAAAATTGTGTGAAGATGACACCAACTGAAGCAGAAATATTGAAATATTATTCAAACACATTCAACGCTTTACGTGTGACATTTGCCAATGTCATGTATGAAGTATGCGAAAAATTAAATTCAGACTATGATACTGTTTTGAACACTTTTTTGCTTCGTGGCACAGCAAGTGCAAATTATCTAGCCTGCGGACCTGACATGCGTGGTTACGGAGGAATGTGCCTGCCCAAAGACACCAACGCCATGGCTGATCTTTGCAGGCAGTTAGAGTTGCCGTTTGATTTGTTTCACACAATTAATCACGACAACGAACAAGTAAAACGCACAGTGTTTCCTGGCATGCGTCAATAAACATATTTTCTCATGTGTGCCCAGGTTTCTCCTGACTGCAATTCATCAAACTTCCAATGGAACATACTCAAACGTTCTACCCAACTTTGTCTGTCTGGCAGTCCAGGATTTTCTATTAGAGAAAAATTAGTATTGGCAATTTCTTTACATTGACTTTTGCCTGAATCTGTGACAAATATTGGTATACCTTCAATTGCTGCTGCCACCACTGGGCTAGAATTATGATTTACAGCAGCCCAACAGCCTCTAAGGTCATCAACTAAGTTGGGGTTGGTACTCAATGTTAATTTTGGTCCCCATGGAATACAACATTGTCCTGTGGAAGGATTCAAGTAAGTGAGTGCTCCTTTGTCACCTGGATGTGCTCGTATCACAATTGGTCTGTCACTATAACTTCTAATTTGTTCAATCACATTTAACGCCCATGCTTGCACATTAAATGCACCCATGCTCCAACCACCATTGCGTTGTAACAATAACAGTATGTGATTGCCGTTGGTACGCCAATCTTTTAAACTGATGCCCTGATCTCTACTGATTTTTTGCCAACGATTGGGATCTATTAGATTATCACAATATATGCCTTGATCTGGAAAGACACTATTAAAACTAAATCTTAGGTAGTGATGCGGATTTCCTGGAGTTGCATACAAAAATAAATTACTGTCAATGGCCACAACATGTTTTTTGTATTTGAGTTGATCTCGTATGACTCGATTTCTGATCTCTAAGTGTGCTCTTAAATTGACCCCTTCCGTTACCCATCCTTGTATTACTGCAACGTCAACATTCCTGTAAAATTTGTCGTGTACATCATCAACTTGATCACCGCAGCGACGAGCGCCTTCACTGAAAAATCTTAAAACATCTAATTTTTCTTGATTTTTGGCGTTTGGAATTGAACGATGATATACAGCAATACTCAGAGTCATATTTGTTCTTTAATTTTGTTCCAAAATTTTTCTGTTGCAGCAACACATTCGTCTAGAGCATCTGGATACAATTTACTTTTGTCAACTGCTGCTTTCCAGTTGTCATCGGCTGAAATAAGCACAGGTTGATGCCGCATCAAGTAAAACTTCGAACTCCATGAACCTACTACAATTACTTTCTTGCCAAGCAACGCACCCCAATATGCTCCATGATAACTATTGGTTAAAATAACATTGGCACTACCCAACAATTCAATGGTTTGATCAATATTACTGCCTGAGTTCACAAAGCGTGGAATTGAGTCACTCCCAAAGTCTTTGATTATTTGTTTTTTATGTTCAAACCAAATGACATCATTTTTAATTTCATATTTTTTATGCAATGCAGGATGCATGCAACTGGCACAAGGAACCCAAGGCAAATTTTGTTTAAAGTCACGCACGCCAATCAAATCAAAATCACTCAGCCACGACGGGTAAGTTACGGATTGTGGTTTTTTACGATTGACGTCACCATTGTGCCCAACTCCCCAAAGGAAACGTTTGGCTTTGGTAGTGTTTAGTTTGTCTACATAGTGTTTGATAAACTGTTGATATTGTTCTAAGAACTCTGAGTGCAGATCTTCATTTGCTGAATTGCATAATGTCCAACGCTGTTGCCACAATTGCATCAATTGACTGTAATCAGCAGAAATCAACAGATTGCGTAATGTATCACCAAAAAAATCATTGTTGATCAATCCGCCGCCACCAATGATCAGCGGCAAAGTGCTGTCGTACGATTGTTTCTCAATGTCAACAATATCAACAACATCATACTCATCTCTATTTAAAAAATATTGCAATGGATTTGATGCCAAGTCGCCAACATTGTTTAGATCAACTCTATGCACAACTGTGAATTTTTTCATGACATACCTTGAATTATTTGTAATGCAGATCCGTTCTTCATTTCTTCAACGTGAACTTGACCGTATGCCAGACTGGATGCCCATGCATACAACTCATCATGATTGGGATAACGAGGAGTTTCAATTTGTGAGAGATCTTGAAGCCCAACTGGGGCTGCGGCACTTGGTGCCAACGTAAACACTGGAACTCCTAACAATACGCTTTCGGTAGCAGCATTAGAATTGAATGTGACCAAGGCATGTGCGTCTGATAATGCCTCCGCCAATGTGTCTGTAGTCAATCTATCTATTCGCTTGGGTGCTCTTTGTCTTACTACCACTGGCCTGTCAGTGTGTTGTTGGATTGTGGCAACTGTTTGTTCTATCCATTGATTAAGATCGATGTTGTAAAATTTACAAGGTTTTTCGTCTGGAGCAGCCACAACAATGTTTCGGCCGTGCTGCCATGGTTGAAACTTAATTCCGTGTTTTTCCCAACGGTCACCTGGTCGAGGTTGTATGTGAGTAAGTTGAAGATTGTTCTTAACAATACGATGCCACTCTTTCCATCGACCGTTGCCAAAATATCCAGTGTCTACATAATAAAAGTCGCGGTTATCTTCCCAACAGCGTTTCATAATTTTATGCTTTAATATACCACGTAAAACTATAGGTTCGTTACTAGCATCATAATCAAACTCGCTGTCCACAACTGGCTGTTGCCTACAGCCGTGTGCAAGCATATTGATGTATTCGTCCTTGCCATCTTTGCTGTGAAAAATCATATTCGTTGTTGACAATATTCTGTAAGCATACGTTCTCGATGCCACTCGTTGCCTTGTGGTGTATCAGCAAACTCATGAAAGCATGGAGTGCCCAAGGTATAGTGTAAGAGCTTGGCGTCGGGGTTTGGCCCGTATTCATCAGGCAACCAATTCCATTCTGGTGGCAGTTCACCAATGCGTTTGTCATCAAGCCAGGAGAAGCGATGTAGTTCAGCACCTGTGGCTTTTTGCACAAATTCAGATGTGAGACGTCTATTGGGATGACTGTTACAATTCCACAGTATCACACTTGACCAGTTCTTGCGTGGGTAATCTTCGTTCTTGGCGCCAAGATATTTTTCAGTCATACATGTTTTGTAATCGTGCTTGACTACCATAACATCCTTGTAAGCATCTCGCAATTCCCAAAGCTCTGCAATATCACCGCGCACAATCATATCGCCGTCAATGAACACAGCCCAGCCTTCGTATTGCATGAGATGTGGCACAAGGAATCGTGTGTAGATAAAGTGATTGCTGCCGTCGGTGTGTGTTTCACTATAGTCTCGAAACAAGTTCAGTGCCACTGGCACAATGGCCACCGGTTGGCTGCTGTTGCGAATGATTGAGTTTACACAGGTATGATATGCAATGGCTTCGCGTGGATCATACCCTACAAAAATAGGAATTAGTTTCATTTTTTACATACTGATAAAATATATCTACCATGTGCATGGTGTGTTACTTCTGCAAAATATTTTTGCAGCAAGTTGTCTATACTTTGTTGAGTGAACACTCTTTGCCATTCTGGTTTGACTTTTTTTGCAGCAAGACAAAGAACTATAAAATTATCTGCGTTACCAACAATGTTATTTAAAGTGTATTCGGGATCTTTGACATATTCAAGAACACCAAGCAATAATGCTAGATCAAATTTGTCATGCAATACAAAATTCTGGTCTAAATCTGCCACAAGATCAGCACAAGACAAACGATCAACACCAAGATATCTTGTGGGATTAACATAATCTAATAATTCTTTGTTGCCGCATCCAAAATCGATAATGCTTGTGTTATCTGGAATGTAATTTTTTACAAATGCCCATCTATCACTCCATGGATTTTTCATTGCCGTTCAATATCTTCTTCCACACAGTTTTCACCAAACTGTATTTCAATCAATTTGAGTGGCTGATCAGTTTCGTTGCACAGTTGATGCCATTCGTTCCGGTTGATCCAACATGACTCATGCACAGTCATGTGATCTTTGACATCTCTATCTGTGCTGGAATCTAGTGTGTATACTGTGGCTTCGCCTTCGGCCACAAACCAAAACTCTGCTCGTTTGTCGTGCCGTTGCATGCTCAAACAAGTTTTGGGTGTCACGGTGAGTTCTTTCAGTTTGGTGTTAGCACCAACTTCATGTAGCACACGATAGTATCCCCAGGCTCGATCTGTCTTGGGCTTTTTCCACTCTTCAAGAATCCACGAACTGGAATTCTTTTTATCTTCACCACCCACACCAAACACAAATTCTAGATTGGCATCTGCTATATCCATCTCAGGAATATTTTTGTCAGTACGATCTCCGCCATTGGCAAATACCAGTGTTGCGTCAGGATAGTGCGCTCGTACTTGACGTATGAACTCCTTGGCTGAACCATCCGCATCGTCAAATGTGTACACTTCGTCTACCATGGCAAGATTGTTTATCACACATAATCTTTCCGTCCAATGCATGAACGGCCGGCCTTTTTTACGAGTCAGCCATTCGTCACTGTTAAGTCCTACAATCAGCATGTCGCCCAGTGTGCGGGCAGATTTAAAATAAGCAATGTGTCCAGAATGTAGTGGATCAAAGCCGCCTGTGACAAGTACAATTTTCATTTTGTTTTTTTCCATATGTTATCAAATTTTTGTTGAAACACAAGTTTGTATCCCTTATCTTGCATGAAATCAATTAACACAGTATTACCTTCTGTGCCCGGAACATCTTCTAAACAAATAAAAGTTATGTCTGCTGTATCCCAATCTATGCAATTTAAGATTTTAAGTTCTGCACCTTCGGCATCAATTTGCAAATAATCTATATGTAGCGGCAGTTCGAGATCAGTCCAGGTCACACACGGAACTTGAATAATTTCTGGCTGTTCCCACGGATGGTTTTTATACTGTTCGCCTTGATGATTCAAATGTGTTTGATGGTGATGATCAAAAGTTTCAATAATTCCATTCCATTCTGGTCTGGTGGGAAATAATGCAAATTCAAGTTGGCCAGGCTGATCATACACTGCAACATTCAAGCAACGACATTTTCTGTTGTTTTTGAGAGATTGAAAACTGCTCGGAGTAGGTTCAACACAAACCCCATCCCATCCCAGTCGTTCTAATATAATGGTGCTGTTTTTTCTCACGCCATCAAATGCACCAATTTCAACATAAAATCCAAGATTAGAACTATTCCAAATTTGATTTAAAAATATTTCAGTGGCTCTGGGAGATTTCATCACATATTTATAGACGTAGTTTACAGCACTAAATATTGTCAATGGAACTGCTTTCAAATTTTTATGATAAAAAATACTACGAAGATGGTATAGCCAGTGGTAAAAGTTGCTATGTAAATTATCGATGGATACCCGAACTGACTATTCCAATGGCGTACTATATTATCAAAGAACTTGGTCTCAAAACTGGAGATCAAGTATTAGATTATGGTTGCGGCAAAGGTTATGTGACCAAAGCATTGCGCCTGCTGGGCATAGATGCACGTGGGGTTGATGTTAGTGAATATGCTGTAGGGCAAGCAGATCCTGACACTAGAGACTTTGTGGCATTGATTACTAACGACCACCCAGTGCCTTGGCGGCAAAAATTTGATTGGATAATTACCAAAGATGTATTAGAACATGTACCTGATCAGCCGTTGAACATGTTTTTAGAAAATTACAGCAGTTTAGCCAACAACATGTGGCATGTGATTCCCTTGGGGGACAATGGAGTATTTAGAATTCCTGAATATCATTTGGATCGTAGCCATGTTCAAATCAATGATGAATCATGGTGGACAAACAAATTCAAACAGTACGGATGGTCCACTGTGCATGTAAAACATCGTGTGCAAGGTATCAAAGACAATTGGGCCGAACGCAACAGTCAAGGTGATGGGTTCTTTACCCTCAAAAAATAATCTATGCAAGTATTAAAACAAAGTCAGGCAGGAGAATACAGTCTGACCTTTAGACAAAACGAAAATCAGTATGAGCTTGTGCTACGATATCAAGGTGCTGGCAATCACTTTGCAGTTCACACTGATGTACAATTGCTAGACTCACAAGGTCGCTTTTTAAACATGCAACCCATTAGTCCAGACCAGTTTGATGAATTGGCAAAAAACATAGAACTATTTGGGCCTACTGAAGGCATGTACCTTACACAATCAGGCCCAGTCACAATGCGTGTGGCATCGCCTAGTCGCAAAAAGATTGATCCCAAAGATGTAAGGCACACAAAGACTGTGCAAGAAAGTTCTTATACTGCCACAGGAGAAAAATTAAACTATCATTGGCCTATTTTTAAAAAACTACGCGATACAGGAATGGGCAGCATCATAAGAGCCACAATGACCAATCACCAAGTTTGTATGAGTCATTGTCAATACTGTTCTACTATAGGGCGCAACAAAAAAGACAGTGTGACTTTGCAAGAAGCCAAAGATTTTGTTTCAAAACTGTATTTTGATCAAGCAGAATACAATCGCCTGCACTATCCAGAATACAATGACCTGTACAAAAGCATCACAGGGTCAGATATCAGGCTTAGAGGATTAATACTCAGCGGTGGTGGGCAGCCTAACATATGGCCGCATTTTGAAGAATTTGTTGAATGGCTTGGTCAATTAGATATTAGCTTGGGACTGATCACAAACGGATTTCCTGCCAAGGTGTCTGATGACATTTACCAACATTTTGATTGGGTACGTATCAGTATTACTCCAGAAAATGCCAGTCCATTTTATCCTCAAGGAAAATTTAATTTACAACGTATACCTCAAACACTAAAACACAATCCTGACATCACGTTGGGATTGAGCTATGTGTATGGGCCATGGACTGAAGATGAAATATTGTCAAGGTTAGAATCGGCAGCGCAAGCCTGGGGCGCAGATTATGTTCGATTGTTAACTGATTGCAATTTGTCTAGAGATATACAATTACGCAGTCATCAAGCTCTAGCAGAAAGACTTTTTGCACTTGGCTTAATCAAAGAAGATGGAACGCCAACTGGTCACATATTTCACCAACTGAAGTATCATGGTACCCAACAAGAAGCTGATGATCTTTGGGACGAGGGACAGTGCCATTTGCAAAGTTTTAATGTATTTTGGGATACTACCGGCCACGAAGATGCTGGTTATAGCAGTTGCTATCCATGCGATTCAGTCACTGTGCTGGCAGAAGAAATCACTGGTGAACCAGGATCAGACGGCCAACTTCCTGAACGCAAATTTAACAGTGACAAATGGGGAACAGTAAAAAACACACAAGTACAAAAATTATTTATTGAACCTGTTAAACAATTTTTTGATCCAAGAAAACAATGCAGTGCTTGTTTGTTTGTGCGAAACAATCAAACTGCAAAAACTCTTGCTACAACACAAGATTATAATTTGGTACAAATTGATAATCGTATAAGCCACGTAAACTTTCCCTAAAAATCACAATGAATTGGCTTGAGCATTTTCACAAACACTATTATCCTCTTCTTAATGTCAATACATCAGGAGCCAAACGTGGTCTGACCGAAGGCATGTTTCATCGAGCTGATGGCTTTGCTTTGATGTTTGACTTGTTGCTGAAGAAAAAATCTTCAAACTTCAACATTGTAGAAACTGGAACTTTGCGCAAGATAGACAATTGGAAAGATGGGCAAAGTGCTAGATTGTTTACAGAGTTTGTTGATGCAGTTGGTGGACAAGTTCGCAGTGTAGATATCGACTCTGAAGCATGTGTGGTTGCACAATCTCTGTTGCCTAGCAAACATTTTAGTGTGGTTTGCAGTGACAGTGTGGAATGGCTAAGCCATTTACACGATCTTGATCAAGTAGATTTATTTTATCTTGATTCTTGGGATGTCAAATGGGCCAATGATCAACCCAGTGCCAATCATCATTTGAAAGAATTTCAAGTTATCGAATCTCATCTACAACCTGGAACACTTGTAGCCATAGACGACAATTGTCGCAAACTCAGCGACGGCCAGCGTACAGGCAAAGGTCGTAGGATAGCAGAATATCTCGAAAGTCAAGGAAGATTTCCCATTTACGATCGCTACCAAATAATTTACCAATTTTAACATGATAATTGACAGCTTTTTATACTACAACGAAACAGATCTTTTTCTCACACGGATACAATACCTTGCGCCCTGGGTAGAGCATTTTGTTGTGGTAGAGGCTGATCACAGTTTTACCATGCAACCGCATGCCAAACATTTTGACCATGTTTTTGATAAACTATCTCCCGAGTTACAACAAAAAATTGTTTACGATTACGTAAAAATTGATACTTCGGAATTTGACCAATTAGATTTAAAAAATCAAGGGCGAGCAGTTGAGCGGCAAAGTCGCAGTCGGGCGTTAGAATTAGTGCATGGCCTAAACAAGCCAGAATCAGTGGTGGCGTTCAGTGACGGCGATGAATTTTGGGATCCACGAATGTTAGATCAAGCCATTGAACTCATTGATCAAAATCAAAGAATATGCTGGCATCAAGAGTATAGAGTTTGTTTCTTAGAATGGAAAGGTCGTTATGGATTTTGGCCTGGAACCAAAATGACGCGAGTAAAACATCTTCCTGAAGATGTCATGAGATTTTATGTCAGTCGCAACAAAAGCATGGGCGAGTTTCCTGCACATGTGGTTGGAGGATGGCATCTAACTATCATGGGCAATCTAAATATCAAAACTGCGCAAATCAGTGCCAAAAGAGAAACTCCAAGTTGGGAGCAGAAAGTAAATCGCAGCAGTCAAGGAATTGCTGATGCGATATTTGATAACAGTTGGAATCAAGTGGTTAAAAAAGGCAAGATGAAAGCAGAAAATGTAGGAGTTGATGCTTTAGATCCTGTGTTGGTAACCATTGCTAAACAATACCCCGATCTTTGGAGTAATGGTATTAATCCTTGACAAGAGTCATAGGTGTACTGAAAAATACCAGTAAGCACCCCAACTTGCAACTAGAACAATTATTAGTACAAGTTGTATTTCTTCTAGATCATTTTGCCAGGCCAATTCTTCAGGGGTCAATTGGCTGCGAGCCTGTTGCTGTCTCTGTTCCGCTTCTTCTTGTTTGCTTAAGGCCTGTTGAATTTTTTGCTCAAACTGCTCTTGCTTCATACCTGGATATCTTCCATACCAGCAGTTCTAAGGCGCACAATGTGACCCATTTGCCACTGTTTGGTATCCAGGCCCTTCATGATACCTAGCCAACGATTGCGCAAGTATGCTACTTCGTTGATTATGGTTTCGTAGTCAATAACTTCGTCCTCGCCATCCACATACTTTTCAGCATCGCGACTTGTAAGCGCACGGGCATACCCTTCCAGGTACTTTTGAAAGTGCTTTCTACGGATTTTACGCAGTTGGATGTTGAGATAGTTCAACACAGCTTCAATCTCTTGCAGCTGGTTATATCTAAACTCAGTTAGGCCTGGAAGTGTTGTGATATTTTTTTCCACAAGACCCCCAATCCGACAATCTTTTTTGGCATCATCAAGCTCACGCTCGTAGTGAGCAATGAAGTCCGGAATAGCATCAAGACTGGCAACAACACGACTATACCACATAACTTATCCAATTTAAAAAATGTTTTGGGTATATAGTTATGTCAAGATCTTTTCGTCTGTTGACAAACTCAGTAAGAAATTGTTTGATACCCTGGCGTTGAGATTCAGTTGGCTCTGCTGACATTGACCGTACAATTTGATTTTTCATCGATTCAGGTAACAACTGTAACTGTTCTATTATAACTTGTTTGCTTGTAGAATCAAGAACATACGGAGCCATCATGTTTGGTTGATACGCAAAAGTTATTCTAATAGTATCATCCTTGAATTGTTTAGCAAAATTAGCAAATCCAAATACAGTTAAATTTGAAAGTGTGGATTGGAACTCATACTTTATGCCATGCTTGCGAATTAGTTGTATCTTGTGTTCAAAATCCAACCAGGAAGAACCATAGCGATTGAATTCATGCAATTGATTAGTACATTCTGCACTGACAGTTAGATACAAATTGTCAACTGTTTTTAACCGGTTTAGTATTTTTTCAAATCTTGAAACATTCACGCCCAGCCCAGTGTACATTTGTATCTTGCAATCTTTTGAGAATGGTAACTGCCTGATTGTTTCTATTAGCTGATTATCCAAAAAAGGTTCACCACCTGTTACTATTAATTTTTTTAGTGTCGGGGCAACCAGTTTGATCTCGTTTAGTAAACTTTGATAATGCAAGGTTGATTTTAATGCCGATTGACTGAATTTCATCAAGACAGTATCTTTGACCGTTAACGCAAATCTGTTTGCATCAGACTGCACATCATAGTTTCCGTGTGTGACTAAATCTCTGCGCCAGGCCGAAGAGTATTCTTTACAACAATAACTGCAAGTCAAATTACAATCACTACCAATTGTTAGATCAACAATCTCTGGATTGGTATTAACCACTGAGTGGGTGCGCTGTATGCCCAGTTGATACTGTCGTGGGCTTTGGGCACCGTTGTCTTCGGCAGACCAACAATTTTGTTCACAACTTGAATTGCGCTTGTTTTCCAACATCATTTGCCGTTCGGCAACATTGACGTTGGTGTTAAACAAATTACCTGGATTATTCTTTAGCCAATTAAAATCAACTGAGTGCGGACTAGCTGCATGGCAATTATAAGTAGTAGTCGATTCTAAGTCAATCTTTAAAAATTTGAATTTCATGGAGCAATAGTAGTCCCGAATTTCAAAAACTTTTGACATTAATTTTCCCAGTCGTCTTCGTTGTAATCCTCTTCTTCAGGATCTTCTTCTTCGTCGTCTTCTGAGTAATCTTTGTCGTTGTCAAGATATGCAGTAAGTGCTCGTTTGATATCACTATCGCCTTTGAACGCATCACGGATATCTTCCACATCACTGTCATTGTCCATCAAAATTTGAACCACAGTTTCGGCAGCCTCTTGGCGATCAACTGTGTTTACAAAACGTTTGAGTTCGCCCCAAATCTCTGACGCTATCGCTTCACTCATTCTGCTTCCTCCTCGCCGGTACTTACCTCTTCTTTAATATTCCCAAAGTCTTTCATCACAGTATCAAGACAGTTATCATCATTACGTTCCCATCCTTTACGGAACTTCTTGATGATCTCACCATGACTGGTAGTAAACACCAAACTGTTGCCTTCTTTCTTGAGCAGGCCTTTTTTCTCAATCAAGTCAGTAAGACCTGAGTATGGGCTCATGCCTGTTGTGTATGGAATCTTAACTTGTACGCCTTCAAAAGGTTTGGCATAGCGTGTTTTCATTACTTTGCAACCGGCACGGATGCCCATGACATCAGTAATCTTGTTGCCGTCCTCGTCCTCTTTCAGCTTCATCTTCTTCATGGCCACAACAATTGATGAGGCGTAAATGAAACCTTGACCGCCGCTAATTTTATCGTCTGGGTCAAACATATCCTGGCTTGCGTATGTGTGGTTGGTACAAACCAAGCCCACATTGTATGAACCAAACATGTTCACACAGTTACGCACCAAGGCGGTGAGAGCTTTGGGTTTACGTCCTAGATCACCCTTCATTTCGCCTGCATCAAACTGGTTCACATCAGTGGGTGTTAACAACATGCCCAGTGAGTCAATTACAAACATGACCTTGGGACGCTCGCCATCTGGCAAGGCCTTGTAGTCGCTCATGAATGTGGAGATAGTTTTGGCCACATCATCAATCATGGCCATACTCAATTTGAGTAATTTGCTGTCACTTGTGTCAACGCCAAGTGCTTTGAGCCAGTCCTCGTCTAGTGCGTTTTCTGAGTCAATCAACACCACAAAGATACCTTGCTCTTGTGCGTTCTTCACAATGTTACCTGAGCAAATATAACTCTTACCTGCACCAGAGTCGCCAGCAAACACAGTTACCTTGCCTAGTGGGATGCCACGATTGAAGTCACCGCTAATCAAATAGTTTAGTGCGTAGTTGCCTGTTGAGATCCAGTCTGTTGGATCATTAAAACCAATCGATAGGCCATCGATTGATTTGGTAATTTCCTTGCGGAATTTACTTACATCAAATGGTTTTCCCATGTATCACCTGTTATAAAAATAGAGAACACAAGGAGTTGCCTCCTTGTGTTAATGCAGAGATTACTGCTTGGTTTGACGTGCGCGGATCATGGCCAAGATGTCTTGGGCATTACCGCTGGGCTTGGCTGCTGACACAGGTGCGGCTGCTGGTGTTGGCTCTTCATCAAAAGAATCTTCGGCAGCGGGTGCAGTCGGAGCAGCAACTTTAAGTGCTGGCTTGGCAGCAGGTGCTGGTGTGTCATCTGCATCACCAGCTGCGGCACCACCAGGTGCGGCTACGCCAGCAGGGCGGAAGTATTGACCCCAACGCTCAGTGTCGTATGGCTGTCCATCTACTGATGCTTCAAACATCTCTTTGATCACCTTCATCTCAACATCGCCGGGACGCTTGGGCAAGAATGTGCTCAAGTCATACAAGCCGTGAGTTTCAATTGCAGCCTGTTCAGCTTCTGTGAGTGCGGACTCTTTACGTGCCCACTTAGAGCTGTTGTAGTCGGCAAAGCCGCCCTTTTGGGTCTTAGTGATACGGAAGTCCAAGCCACGCATCAAGTCAGTTGGCAATTCTTCCAACTCAGGATCCATCAACGCACCCTTGATCAAGGTAAACAGTTGAGGTCCAATGATGAACTTACGGATGGGATTGTCCGGAGTCTTGTCTTCGGAGATGGGATTCTCACGCACAAAACCTTGGAACAGGTATGAGCGTTTCTTCCAGTACTTGCGACCCATTTCTTCAAGGCTCTTGTCCTTGAACCAAGTGCGAACTTCTGCCAGTACCGGGCAGGCGTCTCCCCACATTTCCACGCAGGGTACTTGTACGAATACTTGTTTTGATTCCATCTCTCCTTTGACGCCATTGAATGGCAGTCGGATCATTGCTCGTTCGACCCAGAAAAATGTGTTTTTTGTGTTACCGTCAGGTAGGAAGCGTAGTGTGGCCGATTGACCTTCTTCCATGTTCCAGTGTGGATAAATTGCTCGAT